CAGGATTCGATTGAAAATTTTTATAAAACGAATTTCTTATTAATGCAAGAACATCATTATAGTTTGACTGAACTAGAAAATATGATGCCCTGGGAGAGAGAAGTGTACATAGGAATGCTAGTCGTTCATTTAAAGAACAAGGCAGAGAAGAAACATGCTTAATGTAGAAGGCAGAAATATAGCAGACGAAGGATTTTCCGGTTCGAATGTAAGAGATTCGAATACTGGAAGATTTACTTCGGAAGGCGCTAATAAATTAGCACAAAGTGTGAGAGCTGGTATGTCTATGACATCTACTAGAGACTCTTCTGCTACAAATATTTCTGCCGCTGTTAGTAAACTAACTGAAGCTATTGCTAATGATACTCAAAATTTTCAAGAACTTTTAAATAAACAAGATGAAAAAACTAAGAAATTATTTGATTCTTATATAAAGTCGTTAGAATCTGGAAAAACTAGCAATATAGAAAAGGCTATGGAAAAGTTTTTACTATCCATGGAGAAAGATACTTCTAAGAAATTTGAAAAGATAATAGATGCTGTAGGACAAAGAAAATCATTGAATGAAGGCAATACAGTTAAACAGAAATTTGCAAATTTTATGGGAGCTGATGCTGACAAAGGATTTGGAGGATCAATTGCACAAGCGTTTAGTGAACCAGGTAGAATGTTTGGAAAAAGAGGATTTTTAGGAACTGGTTTATTTTCTGGAGGACCTACTGCTGCTCAACAACAAGCTACCGCTGAATTAGGAACAGAAAATCAAACAAAAAAAGGTATAGCAAAATTAGTTACAAACATTGCCGCTGACAACAATGAAAATGAAAGCGTATCTGAAATACAGGCAAAAAACAATAAAGAGAAAGTTGCTAAAACAGGACCTAGTAATAAAAAAGGTCCTGAAAAAGTCATAATAGCTGATCAACCTATTATTACAAAAGACGCTCCTAAAACAGTGTCAGGTATTGATAGAAATGACCCTGCTGCGGAACAGTTACAAGTTTTAAAAGATATTTTAAAAGAATTAAAAATAATATCTGGCAAACCATCTGGTAGTTTATTAGGTGGTTTGCCACTAAGTCCTCCTGTACCCCCTGGACCTAAAACAGGACCTGGACCTAAAACAGGACCTGGACCTAAAACAAAACCTGGACCTAAAACAGGACCTAAAACTAACAGAGTAGGAAATTTAGGTAGATTTGCGAGAGCTGGTAGATTTTTAGGACCTGTAGGATTAGGTCTTACAGCAGGTATGGCGATATACGATGGGGTTAAAGGATTCAACGCGGATGAAGGTGCTACTCTGGGTCAAAGATTTCAAAACGCAGGAAGAAATGTTGGTAGTGGGCTTACCTTTGGTCTAATGGACAGTGTTGAAGAAAAGATGGCAGACGGTTCCTATCAAGCAGATCGTGAAGCTGAAAACACACAACAATCTTTACAAGAAACAGCAAATCGTGCTGGTGAAAATGGTCCTCAACAACAACAACGTCAAGCTATAATTGATAGACGAAATGCAGTACCTGTTGAAAGTACTGCAACTCCTGTTGCAACAACACCTGGATTTGTTACAGGTACTGCAACTCCTGCTGTAACAACACCAACTGTTTTGCCTCGTATTGACGGTCCTGCGCCGCCGCCTTTTGTTGTTCCAAAAGGTTTCGAACCCCTTATTGATGGAAACGGCAAAATAATAACTGAATTAGGATTAAGCAATAGTCCAAGTTCTGTTACACAATCTCCGTCAGTTACTAGCAATGCTATTCAAAACATGACAAACTTATCTACATCTAGTACTCAATCTGCTCCTACTATTATCAATAACATTACAAATAATAATACATCAGCATCTTCTGCTGCACCTCAAATTTTAACAATGCCTTCTACTCCTAGAAACAACAGTAATCTTATACAGAGATTTCAAGATAAGACATTTGCAGGGATATAAAAAAAGGGACCTAAGTCCCTTTTTTATTTTAACGAATATTAATCGTCATTTGCAAGTTTGGCAAAGTAAGACAAAGTTTCATCTTCATCTTCTTCTTCAATCACAGGTGCTTTAGATGAAGCCATCTTGGTCACTTTATCCATGTAGTGATCGTCAGCAGCATCACCCGTTACTCTGGAAATGTTTTCTGCTGATCCTACTTTAGCACTGCTACCGAGAACAAAGTCCAGTTTTTTCTTCAACTCATCATATGATTTAAAATTGCTAGGAGCTACAATGGCTGCTAGTGAATGTTGCTTTTTCCAAACAACTTCAATGGCATCATCATCATTAGCAATTGGGCTGGGTGATGCAAACTCAGACTTATCATAATTTTGATAACCTTCAACTTTACGAATTTTAAGTTTGAAATTAGCGCCATCCCAAAAATCAAATGGATTCATTGGCTTCTCATCTTGAAACTCTGGTTGCATCACATCTTTAATTTTGTCAAAAATCTTTTTACCAAATTTAAAAAGAAAGACTTTACCATTGTTCGCGGGATTACCAGAATCTTCTACAACAAGAACGTTAGAGTAATAAGAGAGGCGGCGCTTCTGTTTACGAGCCACTTCTTTATTTGATTCTAGACCACTGTTCCAAAGTTCTGAATTGAGTTCAGATACTGGATCAGCTTGTTTAAGTGTAGTGAGTGAATTTTCAATGTACCACTTACCAGTAGGTCCTTGAAATCCATGATTCCAAATTTGTACCCAAGGCATATCTTCACCTTGAGGTGCAGGCAAGAATCGAATAATAGCATATCCGTTACCTGCTTGATCTACTGTAGGTTTCCATACATTTAAATCATCTTTGCTTTGCGGTGCGTCAAGTTTTTCAACTTCCTTCATCAATGAATCAAAATTGCCACGACTCTTGCGAAGGTCTGAAAGGGAATTAAAAGCCATAAATTTCTCCGTATTTGCGTTATATTAGCGATGTATTGTTGTTGTATTATAGTAATCTTGAAGCATTTCATCTAGATCAATATTCTCTAGATCATCAAAATTATTTATACGTTTTAAAACCTGATCAATTTCTTTCACAGGGTAACTCTTAACAACCCGATGAATTTTCTTTTCTTCGGGGACTTTCCTTACTGATTTAGACATTGCAACATTTTACCTGTATATTTCTGTACAACAATATTTTTGTCAAACCTAACAAACGGTTTATATTTTGTAATTAGCAAGCACAAGTGTTCTAATACAAAATCAGTTTTATAATCTTCAACATAAGGATATAGTTTTTCCATAATAACAAGTGATTCCAAATGTATATCCCCACCCATGTACATTCTGAAGATTAGCGGGTGATGCCCTTCCTTACAAGCAGACTTAATTTTTTCTTTTTCCATCCTGAATAAGATATTATCTAAATCTGTATCCAAATTATACAACATTCTCTTTCTGTTTGTCAACAACTTTTTGTAATTATCTACAAAGTTTCCAGTGTAAATATTTGCAGTGGGATCGCCCGTAATAAAATTAGCAACTAAAATATCTATTATTTCTTTTCTAGAATATTCACTTGCTAATTTATACATGTATTTCGTATCGTTTTTTTTATCAAAGGCAACTCGGAGATTTGCCATGCGACCTTTAGTTACTGTTATATCATACTTTGCGTATGTAAAATGTAAACGCAATGCTGTATATAGCTGGTATACTTCAAATGCAGTCATATTAAAAGGGTAATTTAGTAGATTTAGTTTTAAGTAAATTTAATTCTTGGGCTTCAGACTCTAGTTTTTCCTTTAAACTAGCATTAATAAGTTTAGCAATACTTTCTGATTCAATTTCATTTTCAACACAAAAATTAATCAATATATCTATACAAGATGTCTTTGTTCTTCTAGCTGTACCTTCTATAAAATAAGAAAATTCAGAGGGTGATCTAAATTTTTTTGTTATTAAAAAAGTGTCTGTTACTTTTTCTAAATCAACCATAAAATCATTCTCTATTTGATGTAGCAAAAAAGTTCTCCATTATCTATAAAATATATGATTATCAATTTTCCCAACATAACTTATTACAAATTTCCAATCAGGATTTACCTTTGTACTATGAAACCACAATGCACCGTTTGTTGGATCTTTGTATTCGCCTTCTAATACTTTAACAGCAACATTGATTGATCTACCCCAAGACCAAAGGTCTCTAGGAACGTCACTTCTACCATCACACCACCAACTAAATTGACACTGATTTCTTAATGGGTTTGTTTTGTTGTCTAGTGGACCTTGATAAACAACATCACATATACTATCTTCAAATCTTTTATCTTTTTGTCTATTTAAAGTAACATGTGCTATTGCTATTTGCCCTTGTAGGCTTTCTCCACGACCTTCAAAATAAATATTTTTTGCTAAACACTCAACTTCTTCATATGTAATCTTTCCGATATCATTAACATTATAATGAAATATATCTTCATATTGTATTATTACTTCAGGCTCATCGTTATAACAACCTGCTAACAGTGCTGCTGTTAAAAGTATAAACTTTTTCATACAAACTCCTATTCGAATATATATTTATATTATACAGTATTTAAAAGTAAAGTCAATACATTAGTTTTGAAAACCTCTCATATTCTAAACGCAACTCTAAAAGTTGTTTAGCATAATTGTCACGCTTCTCTACATAGATTTGAGGTTCATAACCTTCTACTGAAATAGCAACCACTATTTGCGGAACAGGTATTCCTGTCATTTCTTCAAACATAATAGCATATGCAGTACATTGCATGAAGTAACTTTCAATCCATTCTTTTCTTTTCTCTTTACGAGAGGTTTTAAAGTCGATGACTGATAATTTTCCATCCCATTCAGCAATACAATCTACCCGACCTGCTAGGCGCAAATGATTGCTGAATAATGGATCTTCTATTGCATGTATATTGTTGATGCTGTCAAGATGTGGGCGAAACTGATTCCACATCTGTTTATCTAACAGACTAAGATTGGTTGTATCAATCTCTTGGTTTAAAAGTACCTTTTCACATAGATTATGTATTTTAGTACCTCTTGTTGCAGCTTGATTACTAATCCTATTGGCTTCTTCTTCACCAACTGATTCTCTCCAAGCATTGATTGAATCTTTTGACTTATAGGACATAAGAGTAGTAACCGATGGATATAAATTACCGCTTGGTGTGCGATAAAATCTACCGTGTTCGGTAACTTCAGCTTCTGGTTTTTCTAAATTAATTTTTATTTTGTTAAACATAATTTTTATATTCTGTAATAATAGGAATTAAAGTATCAGCAATAAGTATATGCCCTTCTGGTGTAGGGTGATAACACGGTGAAATATATTTATTGTCTTCATAGTCTTTAAATTTTGTAAAAATTCTAGTTTTTCTAGGATCAATTTCTAGATATTCTAGTTTATCATTTTTCTTCTGTAAGAATTTACCAAGTAAAATATTGAACAGAGTATTATCTATATACTCTGAATTATAATAATTCATAGATTTTAATTGTTCATATGAAAATTTTGAGTAAATATTGATAGGCTCAAAAGAATTCATAAACATATGAGGTATATTTCTATACTTTAATTGTGAGTGCAGATATAACAACATCATATCAGTCTGCCATACTGGACTTCTTTTAGCATATTGATGTTCGTTTTTATTTGCTCTTACATACTCATCTGTAAGAAAATTGTAATTACACGCTCTTAGCATGTTAGAGAATACTATGAGAACGAAATCATCTTTATTAAAATTATCTAGTAGTTTAGTAACTTCATAAGCAATTTGTTCATTGCCTGCACCCGATACTCCCATATTATAAAATTTTGTAAATAATTTACTTCTCTTAAAAATTTGATTCCCGAAACAAATATCTAAACGTTCTTCTTTAGAATTTCCTGAAGTAGTATCTGCGGGTCTTTCTTTTATAAGCCCGTCTACAAAACTATCTCCAAATGTCCAAAGTGTGTTAATTTAGATTGTCCTTAATTTGGTGCGAGTGGAGGGATTTGAACCCTCAAGCCATTGGCGACAGATTTTAAGTCTGTTGTGTATACCGTTCCACCACACTCGCTAAATTGGTACACCCTGGTGGATTCGAACCACCGACCCCGTGCTTAGAAGGCACGTGCTACTATCCAACTGAGCTAAGGGTGCTTAAATATTGTAATATTGAACCGAAATCGTGATCTTATTTCCACACTTCAGATAATTTTAAAATATCAAAATCTTCAGTTAATCTCATAGTTATCAAATAAGCAAATTCACTTTTTGAATTATTTCTTACTGTGTGAGGGGTTCTAATATTAGCTATAATCTTATTATCAAGTGTCCGTGAGTTTATTGTTCTGACTATATCTGATTTTTCAAATTGATGATAGACTATACAATCACGAACAGCAGCTTTTTTTTCTATGCTCTCTGAATCTGGTTTTACTTCAAAATTCATCCACTCTAAATATTCTTTATTCTTTAGTCCATATACAAAAGTATGGGATCTAGGTCCAGGATCTAAATGAACTGGTAGACGCGCATCAGGACCTATGCTTACAAACACGGCTAGTTTGAAAAAGTTATCTAGAGAGAATTGTTTTAAATACTCTTTACAGTATTTATCTCCATCTGGGTAATGTGTAAAATCCCATTTATTCATA